TATATATTCAACCTCTTGGGCTATTACTCCGATATGCTTCCCTTCCGGCTGTTTGTATTCCGGCTTATATTCAAATTCATAAATATTTATGCCGTTTTTCTCACCGATTTTTCTAATATTTTTCTTAGTATTTATATCAGACAACATCATAGCCGCTTGCGTTCCAGCCTGTACATATTGCTGTGTTTTTGCATCATTAACAGCTTGTTGAGCCATTTTTAATTTTGTATTTTCTAAATTATAATTGCTTACATTATTAGAAAGACTTTGAGACATTCCACTAGTACCTTTCATCATATCGTAAGGAGTAGCGTAAACGCCCATTAATTGAGTTAATAGGTTTGAATTTTTAGTGTTATATTTATCCATCAAGTCGGAAGTCTGCTGATTCATTGTACTTCCGTATTGATTGGCTATATTTGCAGCTCCACTCGTACCAATAAGGCCTCTTGAAATCATAGGATTTACAACATTATTCTCAAATCCGTTTTGTTGTTGAGATTGTAAATCACTTTTCCATTGGTTAAAATCGGTACTATCATAAGTCGGATTCATCAATTCGCTTAAAGTTTTAGAAATTCCGCCCTGAGTTGAGCTTACCAAAGATTTTTCAAAATCTGTCGGATTGTAAGTTGTGCCACCTTGATTAGTTGTTGAAGATCCGTAGAGTGTCGGATTTACTGTTGTTGATGCGTAGTTTCCCGCACCGTCTGCATCTTTTCCCATTATTTTAACCTCCTATATAAATTATGTGAAATTTTTTCAAAACCTACTTTTCTTAATACAAATACGGCCGATTTTGATGTCGTATTTGAATATAAATCACAGTCCATAAACTTTATAATTATTTCTAGGGCTGTTATTATGTTTCTTAAATTTTTTGGAACACTAAATCCATTTATGTATAAATTTCCATCTCTTTCGGTAAAATATATTACTCCGAGAAGTGTTTTTAAATCATCCGTATAAAAGCAATAAATTTGATTCCTAGCGTTTAGTTCGTCAGACAAGATAAAGTCTAATGCGGTTGGTTGGAACTCCTCCGGACGAGCATTGTACAAGTCGGAAATTGCTTTTTTGTCAAAAGGTCTCTCTATTATCATATTCCCAAAGTCTTATTTTTCATTTTTACACGTTTGAACTCAACCGATTGGATTGCAAAATCTTCGGCCTCACTTTGAGTGAAGAACCGAATTTTTAAAGTGTACCAAGATGTTAAAGCAATGTTTACAACATTTTGTCCGTATTCATCCTCACTAGCGAATAAAGCAACGTCGAAAGTGTCATTATCCACCATTATCTCAGTATCATCGCCAAATATACCGGTTAATCCGGAAGAATTTGAGGTAATATGTACCGGCTCTAATACTTCATTGTCAACCGTAAGCTCAATAAAGAAATTATTATTAAAAGATTTATTCAGAGTGATACAAATAGGGGTTTTTTGCTTTTTAATATTTGAGCTTGAACCAAAATTGATTAATTGTGTTTCGTAAGAACTTCCTTCAAAAATTCCATTAAAATTTCGATTGACGTGTTCAATATACAAATTTCCTGTATTGTCTCCGGAAAGCAAAAGGTCTTTGTATAATCCTATGCAATTAACAGTAGTAGGCTCTTTTCGTTCGCACCATTCTTTATTATAATAATCAAAAACCAAAATATCATCATTAATTATCATCCAAATCTCGTTACGAGTTCCGGTAATGCAAGAATATAAACGGCATCTTTTAAACTCAGCCGAAAAATATGATTGAATTTCTGTGGCAATTGGATCACCCAAGAGAGTTTTTCCGGTGTCGGGGTCTTGCATATAACAATAAAGATTCTTTTGATGCTCATCATAGAAAAATAAGTATTTATCGTGTTGTACCCAACTAGAATAGCTCGCACAACCGCCGAGACCGGCACTTCTCTTTGTGAATGATGAAAGAGCAACCGGAGTTCCTGAAAATGCCGTGCTGTCGGTGTCAGTAAAGCAGATAAGCTCGTTTGCGTAAGGTGCAACCGCATTTACTTCTTTGGAAAAGCCAACATACCAACTATTTGTTGCGAGTGATGCTCCATTACTATCAACGCTATTGGCATTGAAAGTAAAAACGTCACCTTGTTTTGATGCACTTACGCCAATTCCTTTAGAGGCAACAACCAAACTTCCATTGTATTCACACATTGAAAGTCCTTTGATTGTACGTCCCTCAAAGTCAACGGGATTAATATTTTGAACTGTTGAGCTTCCGCTTTCATCAAATCTTACGCTTACAAATTCCTCGCCATTACTGAAAATAAATCTATCGTAAATGTCGATTGTGTTTGCTTTTACAGAGATTGCATTTCCTTCTCCGGTTTTCGTAAGATTTGTTTTTAATGGAATTGAAGTTAAAACTCCGTTTACAGTCGCAATATTGAAAAGAGAACCGTTTGCAGAGTTTTCGGCATAAGCAATCAGATATTTTTTACCATTATGGGTAGTTTCCCATTTGTCGATAATACTATAACCTGATCCGATGGCGATATACAATGAATTTCCAAGCACGCTTCGGATGCCCTTATTAGCTCCAAGCCCATAACGGTACAATTCAACATTTGTAGCTTTCAGAGCAGAAATAGAGCCATTGGCATTTACGCCATTATGCTCTCTTATTCCCCCAAAATCTTGATAATTTACATCAGGTAAAGAATAACTCAAATTACATTCCTTTTACTACCGATATTCGGATTTGTTTTTTGGACAAATAATCTCCAAAGGTCTCCAAATTCCTCTTTTATCGGTTGATAGTTTTCATCGGTATTATCTTTTATGCCGGTTTGCATCGCACGGAGAATTAAACACTCCCAATATAGATTTTGGAGCTGTTCCGGAATATTAAGTGTATCGGTCGCAACTGTGAATCTGTCTTTAGCTTCGGAGTTTGCATCCGCTACAAACTTTGAGACTTGGTATTCGACATTTACGTCGTATGACTTATCCGGAATAGGATATAAGTGCAAAATTAAAGAATTGCTACTATAATCCAAATAATATTGTTTTGGCTCTCCTTTTTGATTGTCAAGAAAAACATTTTTTTCTATTCTTTCAAGATAGTCCGTGCCTCCATCAATATATATTTTTTCAACAACCCCAACATCTAAAAAACAAGTGCTTTCATTTGCCTGTGTTGAGCATTTTGTTGTATCTTTTTGGAACGGAAAATCTGACCGGTTAGTCAGATAAGCCATCCCACTATTAAATTCGGCAAGCATTGTGGCGTTGGCCGGAGTTCCGAAAGTAGATTGGCTACTACTAAACGGCGACCACGCCTTTTGGCTTGCTAATGTCATAACATCTTGAATGTTCATAATTTACCTTATTATTTCGCAGCTGTAACGGTGTAAGTAGCATCTTTGCAGATTGATTCGCCATTCATCAATTTAACTTTTAAGTGTTTATATTGAGGTAACGCACCGATAATCTGTTCAACCTCAGCACCATTCATAGAATATGTAATTTCGGTTACTTCATTTTTTACGTTGAAAAATCTATCGAAAGAGAAAAATGCATCCATTTCCTCTTTTGGATAACTTGATTTTACTGTTTGTGTATTTTCGTTTTGATTGCCTAAAATAGCATCCTTTACGCTCATATTTCCGTCTCCTTCTGTGTTGTTGTTTTGATTTGTTTCTACTTCTGATGTTGTTTCGACTTCGCCATTTTCGATAGCTTTATCCAATGCCTCAGATGATTCAAATTCTGTGGCCTCAGAGGCGATTGTGGATTTTTCATCCTCAGATAATTCGGGGTTTTCATCCAAAGATTTAACATTTTCCGGATTTTCTGTGTTGGAATTATCTACGATTGTTACAACTTCCGGATTAATTCCAGTAACATCCGGTGTAGTTACGTTTTGACCTTCTACGTTATTTTGAGCTTTACCCAAAATATTGTCGATAGCATCTGTTAAACTCATAATAGTATTCTCCTTTTTAAAAAAATGAGGCGGACGTTATATTCCGCCCCATTAGTAAACTGATAATTAAATTAAGCTGCTTTTACTAGCATTGTGCATAGAGCCGCCGGTTGAACGGTTTTTGAACCGTAAGTGTAAAGACCTCTTACAAAGTCGCCGAACTCGTCTTTATCTCTTAACGCTTCAATCTTAGTGATTTGCTCTGCGTAAGTGATAGCTTCGTTTGTTCCGGCAAAAATTGTGAAGTTTCCGCTTCCGTCAACTTGCATATTTGTACTTTCCAAAATATCGAAGAAAGAAAGTGAATATACTGCACCTTTTCTCACAACTTCGTCGCCGAGTGCTGTTGAGTGGATTACTTCCGGAGCATTAACAATTCTTTCCAAGATTTCAGGAGGTACGATTAACCAAGGGCGTTTACCATCTTTACCTTTGTTTTGCTTAGTCAAAGAGTTCGCTCTCGCCAATTTAGTTCTCATTTGAGTAACCAAATTATAAGCGGTTGCACTTGTAAAGTTGATTGCAGCTCCAGCCGCACCCGTGATTACGTTACCGGCCAAAGTATCAGCACGTCTCGCCAATAGGTGAGTGTCTTTTGACAAACCGATAGAAGTTTTACCTTCATTAGTAGCTTGCTCCAATAAATTTACATTTGCTTGGTAAGCGTTGATGTCATTTACAACAAATTTGAAAATAGTTTGTTGATCGATTACTAAATCTTGTGAGCTTCCGTCTAAAGTTTGATAAGTTCCAACTCCACCACCGGTAGTGTATGAAGATGTGTTGATTTTTGCTACTTGGTTGATATGGACTGTACCGCCGACGTTTTTTACTTCGCCTTCATAATTGCGGTTTACACATTCTTCCATAACTGTGTAATTGTAAAGGTTACGGTTTAATTCTTTCGACCATACCTCGGGGTTAAATACATCTATTGCCATTTTTTATTCTCCTTTTTATTTTTGTACTGGTGTTTGTGCTAACTGTTTGAGAATTAGAGGACGATTTTTCTCGTACTCATCAGGAGACATAGCTTTGATTTGCTCATCGGTGAAGGATTTAGTTTCAGCCGGTGGGCTTCCAGACGGAGGCGTACTTTGCAATTTAGATGTGTCCTTTTGTGCCTGTGCTTGTGCTGTTTTGGTTTTTAAATAATTGTTGATTATTTTTTGCTCCAATTCAGCAAATTGAGGGGCAAGTTCATCGGCCGTAACTCTTTTATAGTTTTCGTTCAAATAACGCTCTATCAAAGGGCTGTACAATTCGCTATCTTTATTAGTGAATTTTGAGATATTCTCCGGCAAAGTTTCAAAATATTTACCTTTTTGAGTAGTGGTAAATTTTTCTTGCTCGCTGAGTAATTCTTGCTCAATTTTCATAGCTTTTTGTGTTTTTTGGCTTGAAATTTCCTCGACAAATGAAGGACTGAAAAAAGCTTTAGCATCTTCAAACGCTTTAATGTTTCCGTTCGATTGGAAGTCATTTAAGAGCTTGTTTACCTCTGCTTGTGATTCAGTATCTAAACCGTACATTTGGCCTCTGTATTGGCCTATCTCCCACATAGACAAACCAACTGCGTGGCTTCTCACAATTTGTGGGTCGATTTCTCCTGATTCTGTGACTACGGAATCCTTTTTGGGTTCTAACTGCTCTTTCAGCTTTTTAAGTTCTTCTCGAGTTTGGGCGATAAAATCGTCCTTCTCTTTGATTCCTTTTTCCGCTTCTTCTTTGCTTTTGTAAGTTCCTAAAAAAGTTTCCTCATCCTGAGATTGGGTTTCCGCTTCTACTTGCGGTTGTGTTTCTTCTCCGACTGTCTCCTTAACTTCGGTAGTTGTTTCCTCTTGGGCTTGTGGCTCAATTTGAGGTGTAACAACACTTTCGCTTGAAGGTGTAACTTCGGTGGAAGTGCTTTCGTTTCCGTCCATTTTCTCTCCTTTTTTGTATGCTAAATTAGCCCACCTTGTGAGTGAGCTTTATTTACTGGGTTTTGGGTTATTTTTGAACTTCTAAATATCTATCCGGAGCTTTTCTGATATACGCAATAAGTTCTTGCATACCGGCAATTCTCTCCGCTGATATATTGCGATTGGTAGATTTATCCTCGCAAAATTCTCTCATCATATCGACAAATTCTTTTCCGTGTTCGCTTTCAACGATGCTTTTTCTGAAAAGTAATTTATTTAAAACTTCTTCGAGCATTTAAACTCCTCCTTGTTGCATTTGTTGTGGCATCTGAGCCGGATTTTGTTGCATATTATTAGCACTTTGCATTATTTGGTTTAATTGCATTTGAATCTCATTGACTTTGTTTACATCACCGGCTTGTTGAGCCTGTTGTAAAGCAACTTGTAATTGTTGGATTTGAGCTTGCATTTCCTTTCGTTGAACTTCTATTTTTCTTTGTTGTTTTTCTTCATCGCTGTAAACCAATTTATCAATGTTTACAATGCCATTAAGCAACAAACCTTCTTTGTACATTTCAAGAACATTTATATTTTCTCTAAGTTCCGGATCTTGCATTGCTTGTGTAGTAAGCTGTAAAATCTGTTGGAAGTTGGCTTTTTGTCTCACTAATGCACTTCTATCGTTATAAGAATATGAATAATCCTGTTGACGGATTGCATCTGTTATGACTTGCTTTTCGAGTTTTCCTTGATTTTGAACCGTGAAAGTTTCGTCTCCGGTTGAATTATCAGCATATAAATCGGCGACACGAATAATAGTTTTTATGAATCCATATTTATTCAATCCATCGATGTTATATTGAAGCCGTGTAGTCTGTCCCTGAACCTGAGCATTGATTTCCGTTGCTGTTGACTTCATATCTTGTTGTTGGCCTTGCATATTCGGGAAAATACCAGAGATTTGGCTTGTAAGTGCATCCAATTCCTTCATCAAGAATTGATCCAAAGTGTTTTCGTAAACTTCTTGGATAATTGCTCTCGGATCTTCGGCATCTGCTTCGTATTCTGTGATTTTACCTGGATAAACTGAATTGTCTTTTTCCTTGAAAAATCCTTT